ACATCGCCAACAAGATTGTAGCCGGTTACAAGGCTTGCGCGGGCGTTAGGTTTAAGCCCTATGATGCGCCCCTCTTCATTGACCACGGCTATCTTTCCGCTTTCAAGGTAGATGTATTGCACGTAGCCATCAACAAAGGTCTGCATTTCTTTGAGGGTAAACTTTTTGCCGATGCCGGCTTGCGGGTGTACGACGGTCTGCGTTCCGTCTGCCTTTATAAGTGTTGCCATTGTTCGTTGTTCTTTGGGGTTACATCTGGGCGAAACCAAGAAGCATGAAAGCAAAATTGGTTTCCCGAATTATGGTTTTGTATGCCTTGATTCTGATTGAGGCATCCAGTGTTGTCACGCCCTTGTGTCGTTCCGTATGCCAGTCGATGTATGGGGTTTTGCACTTGACCGCGCCGGGGTGCGCCTTGTGCATCCGCTCTACCTTATCCGCTAACTGTTGCAGATAGTTGATTTGCTTATCCGTGGCTAACATATTACGCTGCTTGAGTGGTTATGGTCATTGTCGTGCCGTCAGACAGGGTAATTTTGCGCCATTGAAAATCTTGATAGTCTTCAACATTGGCGACCTTGTAGCCCTCACTCCTGAGCTTCTTCATAAGGGCATTTGAATAGTCGATGATGCACCATGCAAGGATAACATCTTCCATTCCGTCGGTTTCAACCGAGCCAAGCGGGTTGACGTACTGCGACTCCGCGCCGGCGGTTGTTCTTGTCGTTGTAACGAGGTTGTATTTTGCTTTTGCCATAGCCATATCATTTAACGCCCATCTGTTTGGCGTAGTTGTCAATCTGTTCTCTTGTGAGCCATTCTGGTTTGCCGTCTGCCGGCATTGCATCCCATAGCTCGCGCATCTTATCTATCTGCTCTTGCTCGTCGCCAGCCCATAGATGTTTGGCCTTACGATTGCCATTGCCAAGATAATACTTGCAGTCACACTCAAGGCGACCTAAAAGCATGTAGTTGAGTTTTGCCGCCATAGTGTTTAAGCGTTAAGGGATTTAATGAGTTTGTTGTTCTGATACATTCTGATGCTTACAATGCGCACACTGGGCGAGATGAAAGTGCCGCAGTCGTTGCACACCTTTTTAATCATGTTGATTGCTTTTTGAACGTTGCGCGTTGTCGTTTTCATCGTTTTAGCGAAGCCCATCACGATGTCTTCTGTATCGATTTCAAAACGATAGCGATTCTGTTTCAGTATGTCTGCCGAGTCGATTGCGATTTGGCCGTTGTCTTTAAGTTTCATAACTTCTTACTTATTGGGGTTTGTTATTGATTACGATGCAAAGTTAATGCTTTTACTTTTATCCACCAAATATTTTAGCGAAAATATTAAAGTAAATACTTACTTTTAACTATTGTTAATAAAAGTGTTTGCTTTAACGCGCTGATTTTGCGCTGATAGCGTAAAACAATGCGCCACGCCTTTAACTCAGACGTGACGCATCCAGATATGACAACAATGGCAGATATTATGCTGATATAGGTTCTCGCGGAATATTTACAGGGGGTTGTGCCGGATTGTCTTCTTTGTTTGCGGAAGGCTGCTGACCCTGCTGTTGCTTCTGTGCGGAAGCCGCGAGGAGGCGAGCGATTTCTTCTTCTGGTGCATCGGTCAGCGACAACATGGTCACGGCGGTTTCCAACGAAATCAGACCGGCTTGATACAGGCTTGCGATGGACTGCCACTTTGCCTGCTTGTCATCGGCGAATGGTTCCGCAAATTCAAATTTGATTTTGAGAGCCTCAAGAGCTGCTCTCTTGTCGGGATGCTCGTATGCGAGTATAGCGATAACGATGTTGCGGAAGCGGCCCACAAGTTCATCGTAGATTTCTTTGCGGTTGTCGCGCTTGATGTAGCCAAGAATGAAAGCGTTGCGGATTGCTACGCCGGAAAGTGTGCCGAAGCCGCGCATGGCCTCAGTGTCAAAGTCCGGGGTGTAGGTGTCGAAGAGGATGCTCTTTGAAAGGTCGGATTTTTCCGCGTCGCGTGTCTGCGATGCCTGCGGTGGGTTGACGTACTCAAACCTTGACTTTTCGCCTGTAAGCTGAATGAGCTTTCCGGGCTTGTTGGGGTCGGTCATGGTCTGAATGACGTCGGCAGTGGCGGCGGCGATGGGGTCGGAAAAGTAATTGTTGGTGTCGCCGGTCTTACTGTCAAGCATCTCCTCGCGGTTGATGCGGGCTTCCGCGCCATCCCATGCCTTTGGCTGCTGAAAGTAGATGACGTTAATCTTGCCTGTGGGGTTGGGATAGATTTCGACTTCCCATCCGATTTGCGCCTTATGGCAGAACGCAAGGATTTTGGGCGTTTGGAAATCCCAGTGCTGAACACTGCGACCGCCCTGTTTCGTAACGTATCCGTAGGCAAAAGCCGTCATGTTGCCGATGGTGTCGAACAGTGGGCGCAGGCGATAGCCTTTGGAACGCGCCAATACATTCAGCTTGACGCGACGCTCGCCAGTGTCATCGTCGCGGTAGATGTGCGCAATAAGGGCTGATTCGGTTTCCGCACCGGCGAGTCGCTTCGCCTGACGGATGCGCGAGTTGAAATGCTGCTCTTCAAGAAAATCCGTGAACATGGAAAAGGCTTCATCGTCGCCCTCTTCTTTCTTCCATTCAATAGGGTTGCCAAGCAAGAAGAATAGCTCAATGTCGTTGATGTAGCGGGCGCGTGTGCGTGGCAACTTTTCCGTGATATAGGGGTCATCGCCTTTACGGAATTTGTTGGGGCGTTTCATCACGTCATGCGTCTGCGGATTATACTCCTTGATTGCTTGGTCAACTTCATCATCGCGGTTCTGGAGCATATCCAATGCGCGGCTGATGTCCTTATCCTGCAAAAGCTGATACAGGTCGCGGCTAACCCCGGACGCATTTAGCGTGAGGTTGCGGAAATAGGTTAAGATTTGCTGTAAGTAGTTATTCATATCTGGCGTTGTTAGAATATTCCTAAATCTGATTTCTTGACTTTCTTCGGCTTGAGAATCTTGCCGAGGATGCAGCCAAGCACGTAATACCGGGTCGCGTCGATGGAGTGGTTGTTGGCATCTTCCGGCATGTTGATGTAGTTGCCATCCTTGTCTTTTGCCCACACATAGTTGCGCAATTCTTCCTGCACGTTCAATGACCGCTTCGTGACAAAGATGTTGTCAAAGGATTTCATCTTTTCAATACCGGCAATGATGCTTCCGGCTGGCTTCGCCACAGGGTAGATGATTACACCACCCAGCCCGATTTCATCAATCAGTCGCGGGTCGGCACTGTCGGCGAAGACAAACGAGTCATCCTCGCTTAATTTCCTTATGAGGTCTTTGGAAAGTAGTCCGGTTTCAAAAATCTGCTCGTCGATGTATAGGTCATTACCTACTACGCCGCATTTTACACATGCGCTGACATCGTTGGAATATCCGAAGTCCAGACCGCGAGCCACATGCTTGCAGTTCTTTGGAAACTCGCTGACGATACCCCATTTCTTGAAGACCGCACCCTCGGCTACGTCTGCCCATCTACCCATGAAGATGTGGCCGTAGCGTTCCGGGTCGCGCTCTTTCATTTCTTGGGCTGACCTGATAAATTCTTCCGAAAGGTTCTCTTTATTGTCAAGGTACGTCGTGTGGATGTGAAGCACTTGTGGATGCGTGGAAATCTGCACCGGCACTCCGTCAAAGTATTCTATCCTATGCGTGTCCTTGATGTATTTCTGATAGATGAAGTGGTTGCTATCCGTCGGGTTCATAATGATGATAATCCTATTCTGGATTCCAACCTGACGAATAGAAAAGGCGATTGTTTCAAATTCACGGTCGGAAGTCCACTCCTCGGCCTCGTCGCATACAAAGGTTGTGATGCCGTGGATGGATTTCAGCTTCGCGGTCTGATTGCCGGATGATGTTTTGATACCACGGAACATAATCCGGCTACCGGTCATCTTGTTGATGATGTCAGTTTTGGTCGTGTGGAAATACCGGGTCGTGCCATCAAGCTCTATTTTTTCCAAAAATTCGGGAATGATGGAAATGCTCGCACTGGTCATGGTGTAGCGCGTATAGAGGATTTTATGCACAATCTTGTCTGATTCCGCTTTGGATAGACCTTTGCGTTTAAGCTCAAAGGATAGGCGTTCCAAGAAACCGCCGATTCCGAATGATTTACCGGAGCCACGACCGCCCGTGACAAGGATGATAAAATGTTCCTTGTCAGTATAAAGGGGGTAATATATCTCATGGTTGATAATCATTCTTCTTTATCCCGTTTCTTTTGTTCCACTTCTTGACGAATCCAGCTATCAATGTCGATACCCTGTTCAATATCCTTTGGAATAGTGTCATCGGCGACTTCCGGCTGTATGGGATTCTCGCCATAGCCGTAGCGTCTTCCAAGCGTATTCAGATGGTAGCGTATCATCCAACTGTCAGGGTAGCGACTCCAGCCCTTAAATTCATCCTTTCCTTTTACGCCGCCCAACGCAAGTATGCGACTGGCGGTGTCTATCTGTTCCAGAAATTCAAGGTCGCGTTCCGCCATAATATCGACGAAAATAGGCTCTTGCGCTAACCACGATTGCAGCTTCGTCCAGCCGATTCCAAATTCTTTCATCAGCTGAGTGCGCTTTCCCTTGCACTTCGCCCAGACTTTTGCAAACATTGCCGGGGATGGCATTTCTGCGCCTCGCGCACGCGCACGCTCGCGTGCAGACGCTATCGTGTTGCGCAATTTTTCGCATTGTGAAATCGCCATTTCCAACTCGTATCGGCTAATGTTCAGTTCGTCAGCAATTTCCGTATTGTAAAAGCCCTCAAAAGCAAGCGCATCGACCTGCGACAAAAATTCCTCACTCTCGTAATCAAACGAGGGTGTGGCTTTGGGCTTGCGCGGTGTTTTGCTACTAATTCGCTTCTTCGGCATCGTCGTATTGGATTATATCAGACCCATGTAAACCGGGGAATAAACTTGTAGGCTATTAGCAATATTCCTAATCCTGATAAAGTCGGCTGCGCTGAAGTTTAATTCTCTGCTATGGTTGGCTATTTTGCAATGTAGGTATGCCGCTGATTTTTTAATATTGTCAATATAGCGATATAAGATTTTATCAATCAATGATACCCAGTTGGAATGACATCCACCAGCAAGCTCAACCTTGATTGACTGAGCTTGTCGGTAAATGTCATCTATGGATTTCTTGCGTAAAGTCATCATGTGAATTTCAGCCCGGATAGGGTGATTGCGTTGATACGTCGTTTCCAGCCCTTGATGAATTTCTTCTGGCTCGGCTTTCTGCGCACGATGCCATCCACGAAATTGATGCGGGCTTCGTAAATCTTCGTGAATAGTTCCGCTTCGTTGGCTGCGTTGACTGCGGCTATCGTCTTTGGGCCGACAATTCCGTCCTGTGTCACGCCGAGAAGCCTCTGCGGTATCTTGATGCCGTTCACGCCGCTTGCCCACACCCAATCGACGAGGTTGTTCGCAAGGGCTTGGCTTTTGATTTCATCGGCTTTCCATCTGTCCCAGAAAAGCGTCTTGAGTACGTCGCGCCAACGCTTGTATGTGATGTTACGCAGGCTGAACACCGTAGGTACGGGATAGCCTTTCCGCTTGCAGTACGCCTTGTAGGTCGCTATCGTGATACCGCACATGGTCGCGCCGCCGGCATCGTCGGGGTCATTTGCGAAGCCCGTCTTTTTCGCCTGCTCAAATATCTGTTCGGGAGGAAGTGAAAGATAGCGTTTGTTTACGCCGGCTTCAAAGTAAAGGATGAACGGGATAATTTCTTCAATCTTTGCCATATTCTTGTAGTGTTAGGGTTGGTTATTTACCGCCGCCAAGTGCGCCTCTGACACCACTTGACTTTCCGCGTAATGCAAGATGCGCGTTTCGGTCATCCATCATCTTTTCGTAATCGTCATACGACCTTACGCGCCCAAGGTCAATCTTCCTATCCGCATTGTACGCCCGCATAACGCCGGCAAGACTGCTCGGCAGCGTCATCGCCACGACATGAGAGGGTCTGCGCATACCGGGATTAGCCTGCGCCGTGCGTTGGAAAACCGGATTATATTGCGGGTCAAAGGTCATTTTGCCGCGAGCCTTTGCACCGAATCTTCCGTACATGTTGTGAAGTGAACTGCGACCATCCGAGAAAGCATAACAATCCAGCTTGCGACCGCCATTAGCGACCGCAAACGGTATGATTTTTGCCATTGCTCCTCGTTTTCCGCTTGTGGAGAATACAGACACTACATCTCCATCGCGCTTGATTGCTACGCCCGTCTTTCCGTCCGGGGTAAGAAAGCATCGCATCCGCTTGTATTCGCTCTTGCTATGCAGGTCAACCATCCAGCCGTTCCTGCCTTGCGATGCCTTGCCGCGTCGTATAGCCTTTGTAAAAGCCGACGCGGATACGCGGTACATCGGCTCTTCAAGGTGGGGTACGCCCTTTCCCTTGAGTGCCTTTGTGACTCTCGCGTTATAATCTGTCTTACGTGGCTTTTTAACTCGCTATCAGTCGTAAATACTTACATATTCAACGTAATCCGTGATAGACTCGCCGTTGCGCAGAAGTTCGATGATAGTTCCGTCAGAAAGATTGTCGTAAAACTCCTTTTCTGCGTCGCGCCGTGCCTGTTCTTTTTCCCAGCCATACTCGTCAGCCAGCTCCATGAATTTATCGACCATCGCCTTGCGCGTGGCTTCGATGTCTTCACTGCTGAATGTGCGATACTTGGCCGCGATAACGTCTGCAAGTTGCGCATAGTCATAATGCTCCGCGTCGTTGCTTTGCAGATATTTCTTCACATCTTCCGTGGAGATATTCAGATTGACCTCCTGACCGATGGCTTCGTCACTGATAACACGCTTGCCGTCGCCGGTCATGCGTGTCGCCAGTTCAGCCGCGAGCCTGTTGCGAAAATCCGCAACCTCCGCGTCGGTTATGCTGCTTAAAAATCGGTAGTTCATATCTCTGTTGTCAGTGTCTGTATAATATGCAAAGTTAAACAAAATTCTTTAATTGTGCAATACTAAATTAAAGAATAAAGTTAAATTTTGCCTTAATTTTCATCATCGCCAAATTCCAATTTGTTTACAAATTCTTCGCCGTTGATGTATTTCGCCATAGGGTCGAAGCCGTAGTCTTCCATGAAGCGCACCTTTTCGCTCGGAGTCTTGAAACTGATGACTACATAAGACAACATGCCGCCGTCCTTGTTCACGTCGTTCTGACTTGCGATGCGGTCTTTGATTTTCTGCACTTCGTTGTGGCGGGCTATCTGGTTGGCTTCGCTATCCTGATAGAAATCCGCGCTGCGGTCGAGCTTGTGATTCTCGCCGCTTTCCTTTGTCATTTCATCGTGGATTGCAAGGTCTTCGCGCTCGCCAACAACATCGCCCTTTGACCAGTCTTTGTTTTCTGTGGGTTCGCCCGGCTCGTCAGCATCGTTGCCATCCGTGGCATCGCCGCCATCGTCGCCGAACATATCGCCCATATCATAGTCGCCGAAATCGCCAAGACCGAGGAGCTGCATATCGGTATCGTCGAAGCCGGCGTTGGTATAGTCTATTCCTTGAAGAAGCTCGCGCAGCATGTCATCGTCGTATGTACCCTGCACGGCTCGGTTGTTCATAAAAAGGTTCTGCTCTTTTTCCGTCTTATCGTCGAAGTCAACGACCTCAACACGAAATTCGTAATCGTTTGCGCCCGTTTCCGCATCGTAGCGGTTCACGGCATCCATGATGCTGACTTTCTGATGACCCGATACAAGATTGCCGGAGCGTATGTTCCATACTACGCCACCCAGTAGGCCGACGGTCTGTAAGTTTTTCTTGAGCTTTTTTCGCGCCTCATCACTGATGGTACGTGGATTGTAGGAGGCAAAGTTGATTTCGCTTCGCTTGACGGTGCGCTGTTCTGCCTGTTTGATTTTGTTCGGCTTCATACTTCGTCTGATTCTTCTGATTCGGTTTCTATGCGCTTGATTATTTCCATGACCTCTTTCTCCTGACCGTATGGCAGTATGCCGTTTTCATAGTCGAAGATGAGTTTTTCGCAAAAGGGAAATTCGCGGATGGTGCGCTCGTAGTCGCGGGGGAAACGTTTCCGAAGCACAAGCAAGGAGCGCAAGTCGATGCCAAAGCCCTGACTTACATCTTTGGGGTTATAGACAAAGGGCTTGATAAGATTCCGCATTTCGATATAGCGAAGCACCTCCTTGTTCGTCCAGACGGCAAGGGGGTAAACCATTCCTTTGTCTGTCATGTATGTGCCGTTGCGCTTCTTGAAAGTCAAAAGGCGCATACGCTTCATGTAGCCGTCAACGCCTTTCATTCCGCTGAACGCCCATTTGATGCCGGTTTCCTGTCTGACCTCCTCCTCAAGCTCGCCTACCTTTCGGGGCTTGATGCTTGGGTCGCCCTCGCCATCCTGAAAGAATCCGAAGCGGTCGTAATAGTCGCGCTGATAGTGCTGAATCTGGCGAACCTCAACGTTGGGGTATTTCCGTACCGCCCATTGCAGATAGGGCTTCACATGGTCAAGACCCGGCACGAGCCACATGTAATAGCAGATAACCTTTTTGAAAACCGGGGCTAACATATCAAGCAAAGCGATGCCGTCCTTTCCGCCGGCTGAATAATATAAAACGGCAGTATCCGTCTGTTGACGGATACGCCGAATTATTGACATGGTTTCTGCGTACTTGTTTACATTCTGAGTTGCCATGATTTAGGGTTTAGCCGGTTGTTCCACCAGCGGCGCGGATTTGGTCAGCAAAGGCTGCGCGGAGGTCAGCGCGACGCTGTTCACGATTTCCGAGCTGGCTACGACCAGCAACTACGCCCGCAGGGGTGCGACGGGCTACGAGTCGGTCACCGGCACCGGCACCGTTCATGTTCCGACGGGGGCCATAGTTGTTATCAATTCTACGTCTAACTCACTTATAGTGTTAAAGGGTTAATGATTATTCGTTGATGTTGGCGGTTTCAAGAACCTTTCCGAGGGTGTACCATACCTGACAAACATAGTACACTTCGCCATTCTCTTCAAAGGTCAAATCATTGCCGTCTTCGTCGGTCAGTACGACAAATTCAGCCGATACGACCTCCACGGTCAGACGGGGCGCATCCTTGCGGCGACCATTGATAAGGGTGAGGGCATCGTAGTGAACCGGTGTTACAACCGTGATGGCTTCGCCCTTTTCATCAGTCTTGTCTTCTTCGATGACATACTTCTTGGCGTTATTGGGATACACGTTCCGATGCTCGACTTTCTGCTCGCCTTTCAGAATTGCCTGAAAGCACTTTTTGTCAATTTGTAGGGTTAACTTTTTCATTGATTTTGTTTGTAAGTGATTTTATTTGTAGCGGGTGTCGGACTCGAACCGACGACCTCCAGCAAGTTAAACTGGCGAGCTTCCAACTGCTCCAACCCGCGATGTTTTACGATGCTAAATTACTGTTATTTCCGCATCGCAAAACATTTCGGTGTCGTTCTCTTACGACCTATTACACAAAGTCGTAAATAGGTCTTTTTCCGTCAGTCATCCCAAACCGCGAGGGTTGTCAGACCGATGCCTTTGCACTTGATTCCCTTGTCGATAAATTCAAGCATCGCGGCAAATGCCTCTTCAAAGCTATTGTATTTAATCGTTCTCATGGTTCTGCTGCTTAATCGTTGGGGTGATGTTTGGCGATATACCGCGCCGTGGCTTTATTGACCTCGTTGTCAATTCGCCATTGCGGTGCGTTGGCTTCTTCGCCCTCGCCGATGATATTGTCGATGATGCCGGCAAGTTCATCCATCTGCGCCTCGGTCATCCATTCCGGTAGTTCCTGACTTGTTGCCATAGCTTTCGGATTTTATTTGTTGGGGATTGTGATTGTGTTTACACTGCCATCGCGGTGCGTGATTTCAACCGCCTCCAAATCTTTGCAGTCAGTTATGGGGCAAAGTGGCTCTTCGTAGTCAGCCGTCAAGAGATAGATTGCGCTAATGTCGTTGCTATCTTCTAATTCTATATTGCCGTAGCGACGGCCATTCTGGTCTTCATACACGCGATAGCTCCAGTCGTTAACGCCGATATATTTAAGTTTGAGTATCATTGCTTTTGTGGGTGTTAGGGCGGGCAAGCCATGCCATCTAATGACCGGCTCGCCCGTCGATGTTGTTTAGTATGCCATTTCGTTTTCGCGTTTCACTTGAGCAAGTGTGGTCTTGCCGTTGTTGAAATACATGTCGCGTTCAACGCGCAAGCCAAAGCGACCGCGCACGTTTTGAAGCTGCGATAGTGTGAAGTAGCCAAGCTCGCTATCCAAGCCCTCTACATAGCCAAAGAACATGTAGTCGCCGTTGGCCTGCTTTTCTGCTTCTGTGACGTACCATGTGAAGCCGCTACCCGGCAGAAAGAATTTTGCGATTACTACCGCATCGTTGCCTTTGCCATCCTGCGAATACATGGGATATTTTGCAAAGGTCTTTTCAAGTGCTTTTGTTATCAGTTTCATGCCTTTTACTTTTATTGGTGTTATTGATTACGATGCAAAGTTAAAGTAAATAATTTAATCCACCAAATAACAATATAAGTTTTTGCTTTGTCTTAACACTATTTAACATAGTGAATACTTTAATTGTATTCCTCTTTTGTTAACTTTGCAAACAGTTTACTTTAACCCGAAAAATAGGAAATGGAGAACAGAATCAGAGAGCGCATCATTGAAGCCGGTGTGACGCAGAAAGACCTTGCGGAAAGACTGGGCATGACCACCGTAGGTCTTAATCAGCTTATCCGTGGCACGATGCCCAAAGTTGAAACCTTTGTGAAGATTGCCGAAGCCCTCGGTGTTCCGGCATGGAGTCTGCTCTTGTCAGATGAAGAGCTTGACGCTATCCGTGCCACCGCGCCGAATAAAGAAAGACCTGCGGACGAGTTCCTTTGCCCCAAATGCGGAGCGCAGCTTAAAGTTGTTCCCGTCGATGGAGAATAAGTTTGAAAAGGCACTGATGGATTACGGCAGTCAGATTTTGACCGTCATTTTCCAATACGCCTTATCCACTGAACGATACGAGGATTGCGCCGTCATTAAGGGACTTTTTGACAAGTATCATCTTGACCTTAATCAAAGCATGGAAGAATATCAGTCGTACTTCTGGCGACTGGGTATGTCGGGGCGCACCGCTATCGCCAATATGGATGCTTATCTTTCCGAGGCGTTAGCGATGGTAGGCTATCCGGCAGATGCTATCAAGATGCCGGCGTATTCCGCTATTTAGTCAGTAACAATAAGTTTATCATCAAGAGAATCCAAAACCTCTTGGAAAATAAGGTCAACGTCGCGTCTGAAATCCGCGTAAGCGTGATATTGCACGATAAGACCCGCGCAGTTGTCGGATATTGGGGTGCTTGTAGTCAAGCCGAACAATTCCGACACTTTTTTTCGTAATCCCATGCGCATCCTGTCGCCGGCGAGTGCTTTCGGCGAATAGAGATACAACACGACCATGAGAAATTTCTTGCGGTTGCGGACGCTTGTGGCTTCATCCGGGCATCCGCGACGTTGGAACACACGTTTGTATGCTTCGTAGATTGCTGGTAGTAGAGCAAGGTCATCAAGAATCGGCTCGCCAAATTCTTTCATTACATCGGAAAGCTCGCTCACTTTTTCTCGCAGCTTCTTCAACGCTGCTACCTTTCCAATGTTGATTTTTGCACTTTCGTTCATCTTGGCAGTAGGGGTGATATTTGGTTTATCATTCCCTTTCTGCGCACACCCTTTAGCCTTTCAAAGCACAAAGTTACGACTTTTTTCTGATAGTACGTTATACGTGCGCGGAAAATAATGTGTAACACCCTCTTTCATGGTAAATTGGCTGATTGAAAATAACAACTCAACAGCCATGCCATATTTAGCATTTGACGTAGATGCGGATTACTCCGAACTGATACGTTTACAACAGGAAATCGCAAAGACCAAGACCCAAATTCAGAATTTTAGGCCGGGGCAGGCCGGCGCGTCGATTGATGCACTGAACAAGAAACTCGCCGAAAGCACGGCGCGTTATCGTCAGCTTGCACAGGCCGCAATGCGCAGTGGTGCGGAAATGGAATTTGGCATCAAGAAAAACCTCAGTGGAATATTTACCGAGGTCAACCGCATACAGGACTTACTGACGCGACCGATGATGGCCGTGGGCGGTCTTGCCGGCGTGTATGGTCTGGGTGAGTTCCTTACCAAAATCACAAGCATACGCGGTCAGTTCCAGCAGATGAACGCATCTATCGAAACGATGATTGGCAAGCGTAAGGGCGAGAAGCTGAACGCCGAATTACAGGAGTTTGCCAAAATATCGCCGCTTGAATTTGCGCCCACTGTTTCCACCGCGCAGATGATGCTCGGCTTCGGCATTGACGCTGATAAAGTTCCGCGATACTTACAGGCTATCGGCGATATTGCGATGGGTGACACCCGCCGCTTTCAGTCGCTTTCGCTCGCGTTTTCCCAGATGTCGGCAGCAGGCAAGCTGATGGGTCAGGACTTGATGCAGATGGTAAACGCCGGCTTTCAGCCGTTGCAGGTTATCTCTGAAAAGACCGGCAAGTCTATCGGTGCGCTCAAGGAAGAAATGTCGCAAGGCAAGATTTCAGCCGAGATGGTTCAGCAGGCATTTCTTGACGCTACAAGCGAGGGCGGCAAATACTACAAGATGTCGGAAACGGCATCAAAGACCATACCGGGTGCAATCGCCAAACTGAACGACTCGATGGACTTAATGTTTAACGACATGGGTCAGAATATGGAGGGTGCGCTCGTAGGCGTTATTGATACGGCTTCCACTATCGTTGAAAACATCGGCAGAATCATCCCGGTACTCGCCACCGCTGCGGCGGCTTTCGGTGTTTACAAGACTTCGGTAATGCTTTCCAATTTCGCGGCCAAGCAGTCCGTAATCGATGCTTCAAAGGGTATCGTGGATGGCTTCAATGCCGAACTTGCCAAGATTCAGGAAATGCAGAACGCCAAACTGATGGAGGGTTACGACGATGACATACGCAAAGCTCTTGAGAAAGGGTCTATCGACCAGACGTATGCCGACTCAATCCAGCAGGGGCGTTTATGGCAGCAGGAACAGCAGCGCATCGCCGAGAATGAGCGTCGTATCGCAGAAGAAGCGCAGAAGACCTACGAAACGCATCTCAAGGACATGCAGACCCAGCGCGAAGAAGCCGGGCGTGGCCTTGATGCCGACATCAACGATTCCAACGCCAACGGAATTATTACGAATGACACGGCAGAACGCTTACAGAATGAGCGTGATTACGCACAGGCACTCGTTGACACCAAACAAGCAGCCCTTGAAAGCGCGAACATGCAGAAAGCCGCAAGTGACCAGCTTGTAGAAGCTGCGGAAAGACGTGTTGAGTCTGCAAAAGAACTGATGGAGATGGCAGAAGCCGCCGGCGATGCCGACGATAAGAAAGCCGCCGCCGAAGAATACATGGCCGCAGTTGAAGAGCAGGCTTCCGCTATTACCGCCCAGCAGTCAGCAGCCGAGGGCGTGAATACAGCCGAAAAGGAACTGAACGGCGCTATTACCGCACAACAGGCCGTGCAGAAGCAGACAGCCACAGCCGCCGTCATCGGCGAAACTACCGCGACTACCGCCAACACTGCGGCCACAAACGTAAATACCGCCGCTACCAGTCGCGGCACAATCGTGACCGCCCTTGCGACTGCAAAAGATAAGGCGTTGACAATCGGAAAGTATGCGCTGACTGCGGCCACCAACGCCTGCAAGAACGCATGGAATGGCCTCAAGGTCGCTTTTATGACCAATCCTTTCGGCATGATAATAACCGCCCTAACAACCGTCATCGGTCTGTTTATGACGTTCAAGGATGAAGCTGAGGAATCATCCGCTATGTCTGAAAGATTTGGCGAATCCACGTTGAAGCTGAAAAACAATATCGACACGCTTTATGCCGTGATGAACTCGGTAAATAAGGATAGCCGGGTACATAAGGATGCCGTAGAGGAGCTTATCAAGGCTGCGGAAGAATACGGTATTCACATCGACAAGGAAAAAGATAAGATTGAACAGTTAAATGCAGTCCGTGCGCAGCTTAACCAACTGATTATGGCAGAGGGCGAAGCGCGACAGATGGCTAACCGTCTTGCAACTATTCAGGAAGAAAAGGATGCCGCAACTACATCTTTCAAGGATGAGATGAAAGAAATCATCGAAAACGACTCAAAAGGTGAAGCCGCCGAGGTATCCAAGATTATGGCCGATACCATCGCAAGCACTGTGGAAAACAAAAAGGCTGAACTTACTGAAATGGTCAAACTCCTTGAGGATGCTGAAAAGGAATATGCCGCTAATGTAACCTATACCGAGAATGGTCAAAAGATTGAAAACGCAGCCGCTGTAAAGGCACGTCAAGAAATTGCCCGCTTGCAGACGGAAATTGCCCAAACCGCAAACATGGATGCAAAGGCACTGGCGAAACAGATGGGATTTGCCGAGCAGTATGTTCTTGACATCAAGGATACATCCAAACTTGTTTCCGAGCTTATTAACAAAACCAATACGCTTGATAAGCTGACCGAGAAGACGCAAGCCCAAGCAAATGCCGCTGCGGATGCCGCTGAACGTGCGGCTGCGGCACAGCCGGAAATTGATTATTCCACCTTTGATTCCAAGAAATTGACCGAGGAGCTGACAAAGGTATCGAAAGAGGTTGATGAAATCAATGCAAAACCGGTCAAACCTTTGGCAGACCCTATCAACATACATGAACTTTTTGAAGCCGCCGAACAAGCGGAAGGCAAGATTGGCGATGTCGATGAATCGTCAGCTACGCCGACAACCGACAACACTGCGCTGGATGAAACGTCGGTTAAGGCAGCGCAAGCGGAAGACAAGATGAAAGACGTTGACAACGCCGTAGCCACGCCTTACATTGACACCAAATATCTTGATATTGCACTAAATACACTTGACAAAATCAAGATTACGCTCCGTGATGTGGGCGGTCAGGTCTTGAATACGACCGGCGCAGAACGTCAGACCTTGCAGAATCTTCTTGCCAAGTATGGAAAGAACGGCAAAATCACTCCCGGCACAAAGATGGCAAAAGCCGATTTGGATGCCTATAACGCGATTGTACGGAACGCCCGTCTGCGAAGCAATTTCAAGATGGGCGGCAAGAACTACCATCTTAATTCCGAGCAGTCAGCTATCTTACAGCAGTTCATCGACCGCTACGGCTCTCAGTTAAACGAGGGTAGTATGTCCGATGTGGATAAGCGTTTGTATCGTCAGCTTAAAAGCGATTTAATGGTTGGCGATTACAATCGGAATAAAAGCAATCAAAGTCAGGCCATGCAGTCTATCAAGACCGCACTTGAAAGCCAGATTAAGAACGCCAAAACAACCGAGGAATTTTCCGAAATCCGCAAGTCTATCAACTCGCAGATGCAAAAGGTTGACCAGTCCAGCGCGTTGTATAAATATTATCAACAGCAACTCAATGCCCTTGACAAGCGCGATAAGTCTAAAAAGGGTGGTAAGAAAGGCGGTGGCGGTAGTAAGGATGACCCCAAGCAGAGGGCATACGAACTTCGGAAGATGCGTCTGGAGGAGGAACGTCGTACCGCTGAACTTTTGCAGGAAGAAAGAAACAATCAGCGTGAACTTGAAATCGCGCAGATGGAGGATAATTCCGAAAAGGAAATAGCCACCATCAAATTCACTGCCGAAAAGAAGCGTCAGGCTCTTTTGAAAGAAGCCGAAAGGGAGGCGCAGACCCTTGAAAAGAATGCCTTACAGGAATGGCTCAAGGGCGGCAAAGGTCGTAAGGAATATCAGTATTACGCGCAATTCTCCGATGAACAGTTGAAGAAGATGCGCGAAGACTGGCTTACACAGGCTAAAGAAAACATAGGTTTTGAAACGCAGAGTCAGTTGATTGATGTCAATGAATCAACCGACCTTGAAGCAAGATTTAAGGAAGACTTCGCGGCTATGCGCGATTATCTAAAAGAGTTTGGGTCTTTCCAGCAGAAAAAACTTGCTATTGCAGAAGAATATGCTGAAAAAATAAGAAACGCCCAAAGCGAGGGCGAGCGTCTTGCCTTGCAACGGCAGCAGAAAGCTGAGGAAGAACAGTTTGAATCAAAGGCCGTGATGAATCAGATTGACTGGTACACCGTCTTTGATAACGTCGGCGTTATCATGCGCGGTCAGCTTGAACCGCTTTACGAGCAGTTGCAGAAATATGTAAAGACCGAGGCTTTCCGTCAATCCGGCGCAGAGAATCAGCAAGCCATCATTGAAGCAATGGAAAATATGCGTCAGCAGCTTGGCACTAATCAGACGTGGCAAGACTTATCTTCATCCCTAATGGCTTACCAGAAAGCCCTTGACGACCTGCGAATAGCCACCGAAAACGATACGCGGGTGACTGCCGAATTGAGCCGTCTTACAAATACACAGACGGAAGCACAGCGAAATCTTGAAATGATACGCAATAACCCTGAAACGTCACCGGAACAATTAAGGGCTGCACAAGAGGCTTACGAAAATGCGACTATTGCGGTCAACAACTACGGCACAACAGTAGCAAATTCCAGTCTTGCATTACAACAGGCGCAGAACACGGTTAAGAGTTCTGGAATGATGTTGTCGCAGACCGCAAAGAACGTCATCAAGCCAGTCAGCAAGATTTATACATTCTTGAGTAATTCCGGCTTTTCACAGTTGGCTGACCTTTGGGGCGCATTCGACTCCTTAAAGGGTGCTATTGATGGTCTGAAAGGCTTATCGGCTTTTGAGGAAGCATCTAAGGCGATTACCGACCTTAAAGATGCCGCCGCAGAGGGCGCAGAAGCATTTGCATCCGCACTTGAAGACTCGCCACAGCTAATCAAGGATGCTATGACAAAACTTGGGCTTTCCTTTGAAGATTTCAGCGATTCAGCATCCGGTGCCGCCGATAAATTGTCAAGTGAAATCACAGGTGTGGTTAGTGAAGCCGGGGATGCAGTGAGCGAAGCCTCGCAAGCAGTTGGTAGCATGGCTAAAGGTCTTGGAAAGGCTGGACTTATAGCTGGACTTATAGCTTCTATTCTTAAAATACTTGATATTCTTAAAGATGGATTAGGGCCACTTATTACAGCGATTCTTGATTCAATCCTTAATGCTATTTCAGGCATTATCGGCAACATACTCAACTTCAAGGAGGGTCTTTTCCGTCAGATTGGCGAAAGCCTTTACAAAGGCATCCTCGGCATCTTCAAATCAATCTTCACACTTGGCGGTTGGTTTGATTGGTGGGGTAACGGCGAAAGCGACAAGCATCTTGAGGAAGACATTGAACGTTTGACCGCTACTAACGAGGCACTTCGCAAGGCCGTGGATAATCTTGCCGATGAAATGCGGGATGCCGCCACTGCCGATATGGGCGCACTATATCAGCAGCAGAAAGGCGATATAGAAAAGGCGATGAAGAATACTCAGGAAATGATGTCACGTTCCGGCGCGGCGTATTCTAATGGCTTCTTGGGTATTGGAGGACACAAGTCTTCAAACCATAAGATAAATAAGGGCATGAGCGGCGATGATTGGTCGCGTATTTCTGCTATCGTAGGCAAGTCGGTGCGCAGTGCCGGTGACTTCTGGAATCTTACTTCCGAGCAGATGGCAAAGGTTGCACAGAGCGCACCTGACCTTTACGCCAAAATTAAAGGTCTTGCCGATGACGGCCACAAGGATGCCGCGCAGTTCATGGATGAATACATCGAATACTACAAAGAACTTGAAGAGCTTGAGAACGCATTCCGTGAGTCGCTGACTGACGTGTCGTTTGATAGCGTCAAGGACGAGTTTAAGTCGATGCTTCTTGACATGGAATCTGATAGCGAGGACTTCGCCAACAACTTTGAAAAGATGATGCAACAGGCCGTTATTAACAGCCTAATGAACTCCAAGTACAACGAAAAGCTCAAGCAGTGGTATGAAGACTTTGCCGCCGCTATGGATGACCAAGATGGTCTTACCGCCGCAGAGCAGGAACGCTTGAAGCGCGACTGGGATAACATCGTAGGCGATGCCGTCAATGACCGCAACAATCTTAAAAAGGCTATGGGCTGGGATGGCTCATCCGAGCAGCAGTCATCAAGCCGAACACTTGAAGGAATGTCACAGGACACCGGCAATGCGATTGAGGGCAGACTTACGGCGTTGCAGATAGCCGTTGAATCTATCCGTGCAAACGAGAATCAGCACACATTATCGCTTGCTGACATGACTGACGAATTGCTCCAGATAGCGATGGAATATAGCCGCTTCAATGTTCATCAGGACAACATCGAGCGTCAGCTTGCAAAGATTTACATCGAATTGCAAACCATCAGCGAGAATACTGGCGCGATTGTGAAGCCGATACAGACCATGCAGGCTGATATAGCGGAAATCAAAAAGAACACGAAAAATATCTAATATGGCAACATTACCCGACATAAGAATAAACGGAAGCAGCACCGTATATCAAGACTACGGTGTGCGCATGGGCGATGGCTTTCTGGACGCACTAACCGAGCCACTATCGCTGAAAGAGAACATAGAAAACGAGTCAAGACTTGAACACGGCAAGCGCGTTGTCGTGGAAGAAACGCCCAAATTCGCGTCGCGTGATGTCATACTTGACTTCACTATTACCGGCACGACTCCGGACGACTTTCGTAGAAAGAAAAACGCCTTTCTTGCCCTGATGTATAAGGGTGTAATCACATTGCAAGTCCCGAAAGAGAGCGATGATGTGTACCATCTGATATATCGTGGCAAAGGGTCGGATTATTCCATGAATCCACAGCGCACTTTCTGCCACATGATGCTCAAGTTTGAAGAGCCAGACCCAAGCAATCGCACCCTGTAACCACATAGACGCAGAATTAAGGGCGGTCGGTATAAAAACCAATCGCCCTTAATTTTATTCCGTAATGTCTATATCAAGTCGCTTTTGCACTATTTTCGGCACAGCTACGACTGCTGACAATTCTATGTAGAATCCTTTGGAATTATACTGGTCATCCTTGATTTCGCAAATAATCAATCCTTGCCTGATAAGTTCCTTAACAAAGCTAACCAAGATGGACTCAATGCCATAATTAACTGCAAACTCAGAGCCGGAGGACAGGCCACCATCATTGAGAATCTTCATGTATTCTTCCACGCCGTCGGACGCTATCTGTGGGATTCTGGGGAATGTCCTTAATTCGCTTTTCCGCATACCATAACGGGCGCGTACCATTTGCGGCGAATCATACTCACGGATATTAACCATAATGTCGCGCAATCGCTTTTCTTCGGCTTCCGCGAATAGCTGAATCGGCTTTATGTATCTGAGTTCATCCATTGGCTTTCTTCCTTTTGTTTTGACGATATGCCCACTTACCGAGCCAGCACATCCACACAAGCGTTGCACCCTCAAGAATCATAATAACATAGTTTTCCTGATAGATGGCTTTAATAACGTCTGCTGTCATCTGTATGATAGCGAAGACTATGGCACATAGCCATACCTTGAATCCTTTTAACTGCATGACGTTTTAAGTTTATCTAATTCCATTTTCAGCATAATACAGTAGTTTGCCATGTCAAGCAACGTGTCTTCCGTTGTTTCATCGGTTACAAGTGCTTGCTCGCCTTTAATAAGGTTCTTGAGGCGATTGAATTTGTGCATGATGGGTGCGAAGCCGATAACCGGGCCGGTGGTCGCCCCAAATTCCTGTACTGACTCGGAGAATGAATTGCCGTAGTCGTGGTTCTTGGCGATGAATTTCTGCGTCATGTTTTCCACGATAGCCTTATACCGGCTAACGTCTTCATTGACGATGCAGTCTGCAAATTCGGCATCCTGACTGAAATCTATAACTTTATCGTTTCCCATTGTGTAGTGATTTGATTACGTTTTCCAATGCTTCAACCTTTTCTTTCAGCGACTGAATATGTTCTTTCTGTCGCTTATTCTTGTCGTGAAGCGTTTTGTTTTCTTCTTCGATGTTATCGCATTTCCGCTTCAACTTACTTGCTTCGTTGGCGCGTTTTATCAACTCGTAAACGTAAGCGCGATGTGACCGGTCGGCGATGAGTGGCTTTGCGCCATCGTAGGCATCCATCAGCTCGTCGATTTCTTCGTGCTGACGTTCCGTAAGTGCCTCAAGGCTTTCAATCTTTTGCTTGTTTCGTTCAAGCATACGTTCAAGATGTGCGATGTAACGTTTGCGCTTCTTATCGTATTCCTTGAACTTGGCGATAGTGTAGCGCAGACGGCACTCTTCATTCTGAAATTCGATGTATTGTAAACCCTCTTCTTCCATAGCGGTATCAGTTTACGAATAGAAGCCTATACTGTTCCAGCTCCTTTTTGAACATGTCGGTCTTGTTGTAGCCGCAGCATTTCTGTTCGCAGCAGATACCGCCACGGTAAACGCATTTCTTGACGAGGAAAGGTGCTAAATCCGGGTCAACCTCCGCAATCTTCGTCTTGATGGCCAGAAACAGCTCGCGGGTTTCCGGTGATGCCTTTGTGCAAAGACGCAACTTCGCCATGTCGATTAGGCTCTGCGCGTTAGCGAAAAGCAAAAGATTGACCTTTGTGTAGCGGTCTGAATTGTCGGCGAGCCAGTCCAGAATATCGCAAGCCTCCTCAATCTTTCCGTCGGCAAGCAATGCGTTGACTTCGGCGATGCGCTCCTTGAGATGGGGATTACCGCCACCGGGTCGGTCGATGCGGCACGTAAGCTGATAGGGCTGCGAGCCTACATGATGACGGATGAAATGGGTGCTTACAAACAGGGGTATTCCGTAGCACTCTATCGTGAATATCTGGGTACGGATTATGGAGTGTTCCGTCTTATAGGCACGTTTAAGCGTTATTTTGCTTTCATGCCCGGATGTGAAACTGGCTGCAAGCTGAACAAGCTCCACGCCGGTATGCTTCTTGACAATGATATTGGGTTTATTTTCCATTTTTAATGATTTTTTCTTTGAGTGACCATGTGCGCATTGCGCCAAGTCTTGCAAGCTGAAATTGCTCCTCTAAATACAATTTCCGTTCACTGCAATGATAGTGTATGTTAGACGGGTGCGATTCTATTTTAGGCCAGCACACGCCATCCCATGACGCTGCATAGCTGATAAGACCCCATTTGTGGCCGGGGTCGATTTCCGCAAGTTTATCACGGCATTTATCAACGATAGACTCCGGCACTGCGTAGTAATGCCACGAAACCTTTGTATCTTCGTGCGTATGCCGTTTCCGAAAGTCCGCGAGAAAGTCTGCCCAGCTTCGCTTGATTTCAATCTCGGTAAGATAACCGCTTTTGTTCAGTATCAGTAGGTCGGCTTCATGGTTAAGTAAGCCCCATGATACGTTAGGCACGATTACGTTATTCCGAAAGTTGAAATACTGTGCGAGTCCAAGCTCTATCTGCGTTATTGATAATGTCGTGTCAGCAGCCATGATAATTATCTATTGTCGCCTACTCCGTGAATTGTGCCACGTTCCACTCTGCTGGCGATTTTTGCTATATTAAGTTCCGCGATTTCAGAAAGGCTATAACCGAGAACACTTGACAGGTTCGCGGCATACCACATAATATCGCCAAGCTCCAACGCGAGGGCGTGTTTGTCGGCATCCTTGTATTCGCCGTCCTTGTCGCGTAGGATTTTCTTGACCTTATCGGCCAATTCTCCGGCTTCGCCACAGATGGCAAGAGCAAGATAGTTAACCTTGCCGTCATTGGGATATATTGCCGTTTTAAGGGCGGCTTCCTGATATTCGTTAAGATTCATTTTCTTTAAGAAGTGTCGTTAGTATTTGCTTTGTTTCCTTTGCGGTCAGTCCGCGCTTTTCATCGACTGCCGATTGCAGTGCCGGGATGATGTCGCTGATTTCGCCTATAATGAAACCATAGCCACCACAGCGTCGGCATCGTATTCTTGTAGGTATTCCGCTTTCGTATGCGTCCCAGCATGGTCTGTTGTAGAATCGCGGATTATCAACCATTCCAACACCATTACAAACCGGGCATTTCATACTATAATAGGCTTATCGATTTCAAACATCCGGTAGAAGTGCTGGAGGTCGTGAACATAGCGCAGATAGACTACGTGAAGATACTCGTCGCCTCTTCCGTGGTATTTGGCAATGAACTTGTCTTTGTACTTGTGGATGTCAACCCAGTCATTCAAATCCCATTTGGATGCAACGCCGGGTATTGTTTCCTCTACGCCGTTTTCATTGTTGACTATGCGCTTTCCGTAAATATCCCGTTCTACGAGAAATTCTTTGGTCAGAGGGATTGGTCGCACATCTTCAAAATCAACCTCAAAGGGGTCGCCCTGTTCGGGGTCTATTTCAAGATATAGCACATCCTTAAACATCGCCACAATATACATCGCCGGCGATTCCTTGCCGGTTATCTGCGAATACTCACGCACCCAATCGCCCAACTGATAGTGTATGGGGAGTGCCGGCAACTGCGGATTAGGATATTTCTCGGCTTCCATCGAACATTGGTCTGAATTTGTTGGTAACTACTTGATAGATGCAGTCCGTGGCATAGCCAACAAGGTACGCCATGACTTCTTGATGCTCAGTGCTGACTTCTTCGCCGATAGCCGCGTACATTTCCATTGCAAAGTGCGTAGCTTCATGGGCGCAGTCCGAAACAGTGATATTGTTTTCAAGCAAGACAATCAAGATGCCGAGTTTGTCGGTGTCGATGTTGTAAATTTCCTTATAGGTGACTGCCTTTGCATCATCAACATCATATTCGTGGAGCTTTTCGCCGCCAGCGGTCTGAAAATGTTTCTCCAGATACCCGTGTGGCGGCTTCTTGACTATCCACAATTTCCGTGGGAAAATTTCACACGCAAATTCATGGATGACGGTCTGATTCTTTTTCTTCGGTGGCATCGGCTAAAGGATTTCTTCGTTAAGCGTATCCAGAAGCTCCTCGGCGCAGTTCCGTGCATAGACGGCATCGTCGCTTTCAAACGACTTTACCACGTGCCAGAATAGCAGACCACGCACCTCTACAACGAATATCGGCTCATCGTTGATTGTGTGCAGCGTTATCATGCGGTATTTCTTCCGCTTGAGTATAAGATTCAATAAGTCCATTAGTCGAATAATGATGGTTGATTATCGGGTTGTTCTTTTCTCTGTGCCTTAACCCTTGCAGGCTTTTTCGGTAGTTCGGGTTTCTTGCCGGTCTTGACCGCCGCGATGAAAGTTTCCCACGGCAATTTGCGGTAGAATTTCTCCCAGTCTTCTCTTACCAGAATATCACGTTCACGGCAATAGATGTAAACCGTTCCGTTATACTTTATGCCACCGCTATAACGCGCCACCGAGAAATATGACGAGCTGACATTGGTGATTACGATAACATTTTCATTCATCTCTTGTAAGGTTTTTGATGGTTATCGCCGGTTGGCTTCCGAAGATTGTAGCCTCCGCCGCATCATTTGTGTAATGATATTTCGGTTCAGGCTTAATCTTCCACAAATGATGACGGATTACCTGATGGATGTCGAAAAGGATGTCAGCCCCATCATCGTACTTCACGCCTTTGTTTGTTCCGGGGCCTAAATCCCAGACAAGGGATTTGACTTCACGCAGGAGTATCTTGGCTTTTTCGCTTATCTCATGGCGTTTGTCAAAATCGGCAGTGCTGTATGTCCTTGCGATAGCCTTTTCTATAACATATTTAAGACCCACATCCAACTGACCGCAAGTGTTCCGTGAATGGCAGTCGGATGCCTCTGATAGCAATTCAAGCTGACGCTTATTCAGCGTGATTGTGAAAAGCCGCGTGTCGGCATCTTCCACGACCCTTTCATCGGCAAGTTTATAGATAGGGATGTTGCAGTTACGAGCCACCGCCATTTCAATGCGGCAACCCTTTGACTCATTCCAGTCGAAATCAAACAAGACACCATCACACTCCATTAAGCCGGCAATGTCGCGCCCCATAAGTTCAGAATATGGCAACGTGCTATCCGGGCAGATGTCAAAGGGCGTTACACCCTCATAATCATCCGCAATGACCGATTCCTTGAGGTAGTTAGCACGTTGTTTCACTGCCTCAAGGTCACGCCCGCTTATCGGGAGGGAGATGTAGATTTTCTTTTTCAACTGTTATAAGTTTTTGGTTTATCTTTTCAACGCAAAGTTAAGCATTTACTTTTATTCCACCAAACAAAAACCTTACTAAATACTGATTATTGCTGATTTTAGTTTGTGTTATGGTGTAGTCGCTCCTGCGCATAGGCGAGGGCGGCAAGATTGACACTGTTGGCGAAAGCCGGATTGCTGCGCATGATTTCAAGCAGCATTATTCCGAGGCGTTCAGGGTTCGTCAAATTTGCCATGTTCAGGCTTCCATCCTTTATTGTGACGCAAACAAAGGAGTCGGCGTTCAAAAGGTTGTTGATGGCCGTTTTGCGGATTTCTTCACTTTCCGGGTTCATTGTCGTTGATGTATTTGTTTACAGCTTCTTTGGCTTCGATTGTTTCCAATCCACGAATAGGCGTGGTCTTTATCAGCTCCACGAATTTGTTGAATTTAGGGCAGCAGTTCCGAGGGCATGGATTGCCATTGCCGTCATGGTTTTGCCAGTTATTGCAGACCGCCGTACAGAAAGCATCAAGTATATTCTTGCGCGATGCCATCATAATACGTTCCACGTCGCGCTTAAAGGCATAGTTGGGTTCATCGAAAGGCGTTTCAATCTCCTCTTTGCCGCTTATCCTGATAAGCCACTTTTGCGCCCATTCTGCGGCCTTTGCGTAGGTGGCGAAGATGCACACTTCAAGGGAGCAAAGGTTCTGCATGGCTTCGCCGCGAATTTCGCCGGCATCAGTCTTCCAGATATTGATTGCGCCATAACTGCCTGCGGATGTGCAAGCGTGTTTACTTTCAAGTATAGACTTTATCTGCAACGCATCGGCTTCCGTAATAGCGTATGCACCGACTTTACGCCGTCTTACGCCTGCCAGACCCTCAAGGTCGCAAAATACACGTTCTTTCATATCAGTTTTCCTTTCTTTAGACTTTCGTAAGCTGCCGCGCACATAGGGCATCGCCAGTTGGTTTTAATATCGTAGGAGCTTTTGTATGGGTCGATTAAACGCCATCCATGCTTTGTAAGCAGTTCCGGTACGCGAAAAGCGTTGTTGGTTCTGATGACTACCACACCGCCACATCTGCAATTTGCCGTGTATCTTCCCATTACTTTACCTTTTCAAATTCATAGGCTATAACAAGGGGATTGCTCGCCCAAGTTCCTTTGCCGGATATGCGCTCTATAAGATGGGCATAAGCATCGCGTGGAGTGGGATGATGCGAGAATACGCCTTTATCGTTATCAAAGAAACCATAGTAACGTTTCCCTTGCGCAGTCCATTTATCGATGCCCTCTTTCAGACAATCCTCGTTAGATATGTCTTGCAGGTGTTCAAACCATACCCTTTTGATTTTGATTTGGTGTGGCATTTCTTCGGCATCGACAAACATCTTGTTCATAAAGCCGGGATGATGCAGAAAGCCGGCGTAATGCGCACGTTTTCCTTTTGCAGACTCCCAATGCCCCATGCAACAGAAATTTTGGGGGTCTTCAAGTTCGTCAAGGATGGAGCAATACCTTTGTGCCACGGCTACAATGTCGCCGACTTTGAAAGGCAATTTGCCCTTTTCTTCAACGATATAGTATTGCTCAAGCAATTCTATTCCGTCAAGGCGGTCAAGCGTAGCCTCGTAGTATTCACGCTGAAAGGCTTCGATTTTGGCAAGTGCCGACAGTGGTATCATTCTTCTTGTATGCGTTTTCCGGCCTTCAAGAACAGCGTCATGCAGACCGAAACGCTCTGAAAAACACATCTTCTTCATAGCGGTAGTGGTTAGTTGTTTTCAATATACCATTCCTCAAGATAATCAGTATCATCTGCGCCTGCGTCGGTTATATCGCCACAGTCCAGATGCTTCAACGGGTATGGGGTTGTGTCACAAGTAGAATTATTCCACTCCTCGGATATGTAGGCGTATAGGCTATCTTGACGCGCAACGATGGCGCACCCAGACTTGCGCAATGCCTTGATTTTGCTGGCTATTTCCTTTGCCAACTTGATTTGTTTGGGTGTAAATTGCCCTGTATCTTCGTAAAACATTAGCCTTGTTTGATTTCGATTGTTCCTTGTGCTTCGTTATGGTCAAGAATGTTGTCAGAGCCGAGGTTGTGCGAGCATTTCTGCCTATCCCACGCTTCGCGCATTGTATCGCGTGAAAATACGCCATACGGCAGAATGTGCATCCCGATGTCTTGCATCCGCAATAGACCCTTTCCCATCTTCTTCGCCTTATACTGCAAGTAATTGGCGTACATCGTGACTTCGCCGGGTGTTCGCGTGATACTTGCCATAGCGAGGGCGACGGCAAATGTGATGGTATAGGTGTGACAGGCTTTGACGCGGTTGTAGAATAGACGTTCCATAGACGGCCCGCCATTCAGTATATCGTTCTTGAGTTCTTCGTTGGCTTCGATTTTGCTTTCGTGCATGGTCGCCAAAACGAATGTCTGCATCTGCTCTTCGGTTAGTGCAGTGGTTTTGGGCTGGTGGTCAAGCCACTCAGCCCATTTTTCCACTAAATCCGGGGTTATCTTCGTTATCATATCTCAGACCTTTATAGTGTAGAGGTATTGAAGCTCGCCGCGATAGCCACGGTTATGCAATTCTTCGATAAGCTGACGCGGTGTAAATTCCG